AATGCGTTACCTAGCTGTTGGACTACAAGAAATTAATACTAGACAAACTGCTCCACAAAGTATAGCAGATAATAGTTACAGGATTATTTAATTATGGGATCATTATTCAAACCAAAAATGCCACCGCTGCCACCAGTTCAACCTTTGCCTGAACCTCCTTCATCAGAAGTCTCGCAAGAAGAGAAAGATAGGATTGCGTCAGAACAAGCTGCGATTGAGAGAAAGCGAAAAGGTAGAAAGTCTACAATCTTAACTTCGCCACTAGGTATTGAAGAAGAAGCAGAAGTTCAAAAGAAAACTTTATTAGGATCATAATGTTAGAAAAAATTAAAAAGATATTTAAAAAAAAACCAAAAGTCGAAAAAGAAAAAAGAACTTACAAGAAAAAAATAGATCATAGCAATGATATTACTTTTGAAAACGAAGTTAAAAAACCACAAATAACAGAAACAGTAACTGAAACAAAATCAGAAACTAAATCATCACTAACATTTGGAGAATAGTATGGGTGGAGTAGCAGCAATAGTAAGATCAACACCAAAAATTTTTAAAAAAGTTAATACTCCTGCACCAATAGCAGTTGCACCAACAGTAGCAGAAGTTTCTCAAAGTGAAGCAGCAAATGCTTATGATCCTAGAAAGACAAAAGCTAAAGGTAGATCAGCAACAATCATGACTGGACCAAAAGGTGTAGAAGAAGAAACATTAACACTAGGTCGTAGAAGTTTATTAGGACAATAATGGCAAGAACAGATTTAAGTAAAAGTTTATTATCAAGATACGAGAAGCTAGAAGGTCAAAGGCAAAACTGGGAAACGCATTGGCAGGAAGTTGCAGATTATATGCAACCAAGAAAAGCAGATGTAACCAAGACTAGAGCTAGAGGTGATAAACGAATGGAACAAATTTTCGATTCATCACCAATACAAGCAGTAGAATTATTAGCAGCATCATTACATGGTATGTTGACAAACCCATCCACACCTTGGTTTACCCTAAGATTTAAAGATGAAGATGTTGAGAATGAAGATGAAGCAAAAATCTGGTTAGAGTCTGCAACAGAAGCAATGTACACAGCATTTAACAGATCAAACTTCCAACAAGAAATATTTGAATTGTATCATGATCTAATTACATTTGGAACTGCTGCAATGTTTATTGAAGAAGATGATGAAGATTTAATTAAATTTTCAACAAGACATATCAACGAAGTATTTGTTGCAGAGAATGACAAAGGTAGAATAGATACAATCTTTAGAAGATTTAAAATATCTGCTAGAGCTGCAATACAAAAGTTTGGTGATAATGTGTCAACAGATATACAAGGTATCTTCAAAAAAGATCCATACCAAGAAGTAGAAATACTACACGCAGTTTATCCAAGATCAGATTTTGATCCTAAGAAAAAAGATAAAAGCAATATGCCATTTGAATCTGTTTACTTAGAATATAAAAATGCAAATGAATTATCTATATCTGGATTCAAAGAGTTTCCTTTTGTAGTACCAAGATACTTAAAAGCATCAAACGAAATTTATGGAAGATCACCTGCAATGACAGCTTTGCCAGACGTTAAGATGCTAAATGAAATGTCTAAGACTACAATTAAAGCTGCACAAAAACAAGTTGACCCACCACTATTAGTTCCAGATGATGGATTCTTATTACCTGTTAGAACTGTACCAGGTGGATTAAATTTTTATAGAAGTGGTACTAGAGATAGAATTGAACCACTAAACATTGGTGCAAACAATCCACTAGGATTAAACATGGAAGAGCAAAGAAGAGATGCAATCAGAGCTGTGTTCTATGTTAATCAACTTATGATGCAACAAGGTCCACAAATGACAGCGACAGAAGTTATCCAAAGAAACGAAGAGAAGATGAGATTGCTTGGTCCAGTATTAGGTAGACTACAATCAGAATTATTAAAACCATTAATCGATAGAGTGTTTGCAATATTACTTCGTAACAATATGTTACCACAAGCACCAGAGTTTTTATCTGGTAGAGATATAGAAATAGAATATGTATCTCCACTTGCTAAAGCACAAAAATCTTCAGAGCTACAATCTATTATGAGAGCAATAGAAATATTAGGTAGCCTTGCAAATGTTGCACCAGTATTTGATTATGTTAACTTTGACAATCTTGTGAAACACTTGGCAGACATAGTTGGTATGCCACAGAAATTATTAAAATCACAAAACGAAGTTAATGCTCAAAGACAAGAAGCAGCACAAGCTGCAGAACAACAACAACAAATGGCACAGATGCAACAAGTTGCACAAGCCGCAGGAGATGTAGCACCACTAGCGAAAGCGTTGCCTCAAGAGGCACAAGCTCTAGCAAATGCTGAAGTGGAATAGTATGGAACCAAATAAACAACTAGAGAAACTTATAGAAGGGTTAAGAAAAAATTACGAATACATATTCAATACAGATGAAGGCAAAGAAGTCTTAATCGATCTTGAAAAAAGATGTCATTATCATTCTACCACTAACGTCAAAGGTGATAGCCATGAGAGTGCATACATGGAGGGACAACGTAGTGTTCTTCTATTTATTAAATCAATGCTACGAAAGGATAAAGGAAAATAAATATGTCAAGCGAACAGATAACACAGGAAACTGTGCCTGTAGAAACAACGACTACAGAAACAGTAACACCACCAACAGCACAACCAACAACAGTTGCAAAAGCAGATACACCAGCACCACAAACTTCTTGGAAAGATTCTATTAGTGAAGAGTATAGAGCTGATCCTAATATAGAAAAGTTTACTGAGATAGATGCGTTAGCAAAAAGTTATATCAACGCAACTAAAATGATTGGTCAAGATAAAATTGCTATACCAAATAATAATTCTACAGATGATCAATGGAGTGAAGTTTATACTAAATTGGGTAGACCAGAGTCTGCTGATAAATATGCTTTAGATGTAAAATCTGAAGTAGTAAATTTAGATGAAGGTGCAATTAAATCTTTTACAGAAAATGCTCATCAACTTGGTTTAAATAATAAACAAGCTCAAGGTATCTTAGAGTTCTATAAAAATAATATGGAAGGTACTGCACAGCAATCAAAGATTGATACTGAAACTGCTCAAGCTCAAGCTGAACAACAGTTAAGACAAGAGTGGGGTAGAGACTTTGATGGTAAAGTTAAACAAGCGGGTGCATTAGCAAAAGCTAATATTAATCCAGAAGTTTTAGATATGACTTTATCAAATGGTACAAGACTTGGAGATCATCCAGAAATTATAAAAGGTTTTGCAAAGATTGCAGGTATGATGTCAGAAGATAAAATTCTTGGTACTGAAAGTGAAAATGCAAATACTACTAAAGATATTGAATCTGAAATTTCTGCATTGTCTAATGATAAGAATGGTCCATATTGGAATAGAAGCCATCCAGATCATGATAAAGTAGTACAACAAGTTTATACTTTAAGAGAGATGTTAAATGCAAAATGATAATCATCTTAATGATAAAGAAATTCGCTTAGAAATACTGCGGTTGATAAAGGAGACAGGTTCTGAACAACAGAAAAATAATCCCTTGCCAATCGCAGATATTTATTATAAGTGGATTAATAGTAAGACAATTCGAAAGAACCTTACAGACAAGAAGGATAGACTCTAGTCTAACAGACTTTAAATGCAAGAGATGCCTACCATTTGGTGGAGAACCTTTCTGATTTTTTAAATCAACTATAATATGGAGACAAAAATATGTCGTCACAAATAACTACAGCTTTTGTACAGCAGTATTCTGCTAACATACAAATGCTATCTCAACAAATGGGATCGTTATTAAGAGACAAAGTCAGAGTTGAAAGCGTTACAGGTAAAAATGCTTTCTTCGATCAAGTTGGTTCAGTAACTGCAGTTTTAAAAACTAGCAGACATTCGGACACTCCTCAAATAGATACACCTCACTCAAGAAGAAGAGTATCTCTTGCGGATTACGAATTTGCTGATCTTATTGATCAACAAGACAAAGTAAGACTCTTAATTGATCCTACTTCATCTTACGCTCAAGCCGCTGCTATGGCAATGGGAAGAGCAATGGATGATGTGATTATAACAGCTGCAAGTGCTACTGCTTTCACAGGTGAAACTGGTGCAACTTCAACTGCTGCTCAAACTGCAATCGCTGCAGGTGGAGCTGGTTTAACAATTGCAAAATTAAGAACTGCTAAGCAGACTTTTGATCTAGCAAGTGTTGATCCTTCAATCCCAAGACACATTGTCGTGGGACCAGAGCAAATCACAAACCTTTTATCAACTACTGAAGTAACAAGTTCAGATTTCAATACTGTAAAAGCATTAGTACAGGGTGAAATCGACTCGTTCCTTGGGTTTAAATTTACTGTATCAAACAGACTTGCAAAATCTGGTAATGACAGAACTTGCATAGCTTTCGCACAGGATGGAATCACTCTTGCGATTGGTAAAGACGTATCAGCTAGAATAGACGAAAGAGCAGACAAATCTTACGCTACTCAAGTATACTACTGCCAATCAATCGGTGCTACTAGAATGGAAGAAGCAAAAGTTCTTGGTATAGTATGTCAAGAAGCATAATAGGAGGATATATATATGGCTAATTCAATACAATATGCGAAAATCGCTAGTACTCCTTCTGAGAAAGTTAAGACTAACGAACTATATGGTAGAGTAAGATCTGCTTTTGCTGAATACGAAGCAAGTGCAGAACAATCTACTATTACTATGTTTGTTATTCCTAATGGTGCAAGAATTGTTAGATCAAGACTTGCTCACGATGCTTTAGGTAGTTCTACAACTTTATCTGTTGGTTACGCAGCACATACAAAATCAGATGGCACAGCTCAAGCTGTTGACGTTGATGAGTATTTAGCTGCTACAGCTTCAACAGGTGCTGTTGGACATGATGTTGCAAACACTATAGCTTTGGGTGAAAACTCAGTTACAGATGCAGACAAAGATGGTGTTCCAGTTACAGTTACATTAGCAGGTGCTAATGGTACTGGTACAATCCAACTTTCTATGTTCTACGTTATAGACTAGTAAAAAATATTTTAGGGGGTGGAAGCGAGAGTGGAAACCCCCTAGAGTGCATGAAAAAGATACAAGATTTAAAACCTGTATTACATTTTAAAAAAGATAATTATGTATATAGGTATGTATTAGTAGATAGGTTTCAAAACGATTCTAAAAATCATTATGGCTTTGACACTAAACAAGAAAGAACAACAGAAGAAATATTTGCGTTAGAAAAAGATAGACAAATAAGACGTAAATATATTATAAGGAAGTAGTATGGCATCAACAGTAGACATTTGTAATGGAGCATTAAATCAACTAGGTGCAACAACCATACTTTCACTTACAGAAGATTCAAAAAATGCTAGACTTTGTAACTCAAGATTTAAACAAGTAAGAGATGCAGTATTCAGATCACATCCTTGGAATTGTTTACAGACAAGAGTAGAATTAGCATCATCAACTACAACTCCTGCATGGGGTTATAAATTTAAATATGATTTACCAGGAGATTGTTTAAGGTTACTTAGAATATTAGATTTTGATTCAAACTATCAAGTAGAAGGTAGATCAATATTATCTAATAATTCTAGTATGAAAATTTTATATATTTCAAGAGTAGAAGATCCTAATCAATATGATGAACTATTAAGAGAAACATTATCTGCTGCATTAGGTGCAGACATTGCTTATGCAATAACATCTAACAATACTACATCACAAAACATGCTAGTCACTTACCAAGAAAAATTAAAAGATGCTAGATTTGTAGATTCAACAGAAGGTCAAAACATAGCACAAGAAAATGGTATGGCAGATACTGTAGACGCAGGTACATTCATAAACTCAAGGTTTTAATAAATGGCTAGAGTAGCTGCACAACTTTCAAATTTTACAGCAGGTGAGCTGTCACCTAGATTAGATGGTAGAAATGATTTAGCAAAATATTCTGCAGGTGCTTCTATTGTAGAAAATATGGTTATCTATCCTCATGGAGCTGCAGCTCGTAGACCTGGAACAAATTTTATTGCAGAAGTAAGAGATAGTTCAAAATCTACAAGACTTATACCTTTTGAATTTTCTACAACACAAACTTATATATTAGAATTTAGTGATCAAAAAATTAGATTCTATAGAAATAATGGTCAAATATTATCTGGTGGTTCACCTTTTGAAATTACATCACCTTATTTAGAAGCAGAATTGTTTGATATTAAATTTGCACAATCTGCTGATATTATGTACATCACGCATCCTAGCCATAAAACTAGAACACTATCTCGTACAGGTCACACATCATGGTCATTAACAGAAGTAAATTTTATTAATGGACCATTTTTAGATTCTAATATTACTACAACAACACTAACACCTTCTGCTGCAGGAACAGGATCAAGAACTATTACAGCATCTGCAGTTACAGGTATTAATGGTGGTTCTGGTTTTTTAACAACAGATGTTGGTAGACAAATACATTTTAATGATGGTTATGGTACAATTACTGCAAGAACAAATACTACAGTTGTTACAGTAAATGTAACTACAGCTTTTGCAAATG